ATTAAATCAGGTCAGGCAGGACATATTACCCAATTACTTAATATATCAAAAGCTGAACTTCAAGTGGCTATGTCAGCTGGAAAAGCTCGTGTGGCAATGACAATGCTTAGTTATGGAGCCAAACAAGTTTGGACTGCTTTTAAGGGTTTGTTCAATCCATACATGTATTTGTTCGCTGGACTTTTTGCCATTACTGAATTATGGTATAAGTCCGGGCAAAAGGCTGACGAAATGAACGAGCGTATTTCCGAGCTGACAACAAGAGCACAAGACGGTTTCAAGAATTTAACGAAAGAAGCTCAAAAATTTGCTGATGTTGATCCTTTTAAGGCGAATGATGCCTCACTGATTTCTTCTATTGAAGAAATGAAAACAGCATTAAAGGATTATTCTCCAGTTTGGGCAGACACTTTTAATGAAACGTTTAAGACTGATGATGAAGGAAATACGGTTAAAAGCCTTGCAGAACAATATATATTGCTTCGGAATGCTTTGAATGATACAAAAGAGGCTTATAAATTGTTGAATGCCATAAGAGGTACATCTGAATATGCGAATGATGCTACTGATGGTTATTTTGACGAAAGCTTTAGTGAAAATATTGAAGACTACATCAAGGCAGAGAAGCATATAGACAAGATTATAGACCGTATGGCTGGTAGCTATATAGAGTATTATACTGCCATGCAGAAAGTTATAGCCAAGTATGATGATTTTGCTAAAGTCGCTTCGGGCAAATCATTGAAAGAGCAGTTGGATATAATCAAAGAATATCCCAAGGCATTAGCCAGTTTGAATAATGAGTTACCCTTCACGGGAGGATATAGGGATGATATTTTTCAGCTACGGAAGGCATGGGAAAACTCTAAACGTGTTTTTGAGGAAGAAGTATCACCGGATATGCAGAGTTTCATATCTGAATATAAGTCACGATTACAAGCTGCCGGTTGGAATTTAGACAATTTGAGTGACGCTCAAAGAATAGCTATCGGTTTGGATATAAGTTCTTTCTTGGATCAATTTAAAGAAATGCTGGTAGATACACGAAAATTTCTTAATGGTAAGATTCTTGAAAAGCAATTCAATATCAAGATTAATGCTGAATATACGGAAACTATTCAGAGCTTGTCAGACTTGCAGAAAAAGTTCAATGAAGCCACAGATGGGCAATTTGAAGCCCAAATAAAGGTTTCTACGGATTCAGAGAAAATTATTGAAGGAGTACAAAAAGCGTATAAGGAAGCTAAAGAGACAACAAATCAATTGAAGCCGGTATTGATTAAAGCCGGAATAGATTTGTCAGGTATTGGAGCTATTGACTTGTCAAAACTTCCCGACTGGCAGAAGCAAATTGTATCAGATTATAAAAAGGCTTTCGATACAATGCAAGCCGGTGAGAAAGGAGCTAAAGAAATCGGTTTTTCCCTCACTGATCCAAATAAGGATAAGAGCAAAAAGGATGCCTTTGCCGAAAGATTGAAAGAACGGGTAAACTTACTAAAGGAGGCATATTCTGAATATAAGAAGTGGACTGACATTGTTGGAAAGGGAGAAGCTGCCAGCAAGGTTAAAGAATCGGGTATTTTTGATTCCTTATTTAAAGGTAAAGAACCGGTGGATATTGGAAATTATCGAGATGAATTGAATAAGATTCTTAACCAGCTTGACGATAAGACTAAAGAACGTAGGGAATTGAAAGTTTCTATACGGAAAGTTCTTTTGGATATTGATGCCAATGCTATGAAAGAAGCTTCGGATAAGGCCGCAAAGGAACTTGAAAGGTACGTGTCTGATGTTTCAAAGAAATGGGATATATACAAGCAGCTTGTCAATGCCGGTGCAAGTAAGAAGGATGCTTCTTTATACGCTTTCGGAGTATTGTCTGAATATGAGAAGAAATCCGAGGAATTAGCTGAAAAGGTAACTAAGAAAATGAAGGATAAAGGGGTATATATACCTTTGACTTTCACCGAACAAGAGGCCACAGAATCACTTGGAGGTAAAGACAGTGTTTTGTATAAACAGTTTTTCAGTGCATGGAAGGAAGCTAAAGAAGCTATTGAAAAAGATAGTTTGGAAGTAAAGCTGAAAGAAGTTACTGCCCTCAACAAATACAAATCTATCGCTGAAAAGATACGGGACTTAAGCGAGAAATATGCTCCCTTAACCGGCACCTTCATTGGTGAAAATAATGAACTTGTTGGGAATGTTGAAGGCATGACTCCCGGACAGAAAGCTCTTTTTACCGAATATAAGGAGGAACTGGCAAAACTAAGGGGACAACTGCTTGAACTTCTTCCGGTATGGGAACAGATATTTGGAGATCAGACCTATAAATCATACGGACAGATACAGCAAGCATCCGATTATGCGCAACAGATTATTGATAATGCTTCTGTAACTAAAAACAAGAATGGAAAGCCAACAGCTTTTACTTCTTGGTATTTGGATGAGAATGGTAAACGGATTGATGTTTCAGGAGAATATTCTCAAATTGAGAAGTTAAAGAAAGCCATACAAGACTTATATAAGGCCGGATTACAGAAGAATCCGTTTGCCACTCTCATAAAAAATATTCGTTCTTTATTCTCCAGTGGAGATAAAGATGAAAAGGGTACCATAGAAAAAATTGCAGCCATAGGAGAAAGTGCCGCTGAAAGTGCTGATCTTGTCGGCAATTTTGCAGGACAGATGTCTTCCATGTTCGATGCTTTGGGCAATGAGGGTATGGCCGACACGATGGGTAATGTGCAGGATGCCATGTCTTCTATAAGCAATATCGGGCAGGGATTCGCCAAAGGTGGAATAGTTGGTGGTATTGCTGCCGCTGCCGGTGAAGCTGTAAACTGGATTGGGAAGATAGCACAAGCACATGACAAAAAGCTTGATAAGGCTATTGAAAAAAGTAAACTTCGTGCTCAACAGTTGCAGTATATATACGAACAGATTGACGGTATTCTTGAACGTTTCTTGGGCAGTGGCACGGAACTAAAACTTGTAGATGCAGAAAATGACCGTACCCGGTTGAATCAATTAAATAATCAGATTGAGGCAATACGCAATAAGGGGAAGATCAACATCTTCGATTTGATGTCTTTGCAGAAATATAAGCAGGAAGCGGAAAAACTTCAAAAACGTGTTTCGGCATACGATGAAGGCGGTGCATACGGGTATCAACGTGCCTTGATGCAAGAACAACTTTCAGAATTGGAGAAACAGCGGCAAGCCGAAATTGACAAGAAGAAGACGGATGATAGCAAAGTGGCTGATTATGAGAATCAGATTGCGGAGATGAAACAGCAAATAAAGGATTTTGCCGAAGAAACGGCTGAATCTCTTTATGGCATTAATTTGAAAGACTGGGCTTCGCAGTTGGGAGATGCCTTGTATGAGGCATGGCAGAAAGGCGAGGATGGTGCCGAAGCTTTCAAAAATAAGGTTGCCGACATTATGGGTGATGTTATGAACTCCATTCTCAAAATAAGTATTTTGGAACCGGCCATGCAACAGCTTCAAAAGATGCTTTTTGGTGAGGATGGAATGAGTGGTTATTTCGGCAAGGATTTCTCTCTTGACGAAAAGGAGTTGGAAAGTATTGCGGACTATCTAATGGGGGTAAGTGAGAAAACCGATGATTACTATTCCATGCTTGACAAACTGAATAACTATATGGAAAAGAAATATGGTATCAGTATGAAGGAAGAGGAAGAAGACAGTGGAAGTGGTTTATCTAAAGGCATACAGAATGTTACTGAAAATACCGCTAACCTTTTGGCTTCTTATATAAATGCAATCCGGGCTGACGTGAGTGTTAAACGGGAGTATGTGCGCAGATTGGTTGAAGAATTGTTCCCGGCCTATAATGTAATAGCACAAGCACAATTACAACAACTGACAATGATACAGATAAATACAGCAAAGAATGTGGAATTTGTGGAAGAAATCAGGGATATACTACATAGGAATATAAACGGTGTAAACAAGTTTAATATATGATTATGAACAGATTGAATAGTGAATTGAGAGGTCATGCCGTATCGTATGGCCTCTGCACACAATGGCAAGGTGACTGGCAAAACAATAAAAGCCAGCAAGAATTGATCGGAATGTATATACGGGGCATTGATTTTTGTATTGAACACGATTATCCGACGGTGGAATATATAAAAGGCAATTTTGACCGGAGTCTGCTTCATCAAAACCATATTTTTGTTGATGAACCAGTGATCGGAGGCGACAATGGTGTATATGTACTGAACGGTAAATGTTCAGGTAAACTTTCTTTCGGTAAATTTACAGTTGTTACTCTCCATTTGCGGCATGATAGTGAATTGACTCTTGAAGTGGAGGATTGTGCCAAAGTTTTTGTAAGTGTATATGATCGGGCTAAACTACATGTAAGGCAAAGCGATGTGGCTAAAGTTTATGTATATGTTCATGGTGGGAACTGTAAAATAGAATCCGAAGGCAATGTTATGGTAAGATATAAAAAGAATGGGGACTAACACGTTTTCTGCAATATATTTATTTACAGTATTTTATATTTCCAAATTATTTGAACGGTATCATAAATTGCAACCAACATCTCGTCACAATACGGTAGATACGTGCATTATTTATATTGTGTCTAAATTTTAGAGTAAATATAACTATTTTTAGTTACCGATTCTTACCGTTTGTTACTGATGTTTACCGAATTTATTTTATTGATTTTTAGGTTGTTGTATGGTGAAAATATCGTTTCTATATTTGTGTCGGAAACAATGCTATTAGGTTCATTACGTGGTTGTCATGAACTGGAGTAAAATATTATAGGGCATTCTCTTTGAGGCAGACAACCACATTAGGCTTCATCGGGATTTGCCCTTTCTCTTTACTATTATGTCAAGCGTGACTATTATATTAAGGAGGGTTCAGTAGGTACGAGTAATGGCGTATTGGGGTTCGATTCCCTACCTACTACAAGATCGGACAAAATAATTCCCCAAAAGCGGAGATGTCCGAGCCGCTGATGGGGAAAACATTAACTTTATAGTGCAAAGATATGGAAAATTTTAATCAGTTAATACCTATTGATGAGGGAAAAGGTAAAAAAAGAACAATGACCTCCTTGCAGATTGCAGAAATTACGGGCAAAACTCATTCAAATGTAATGCGAGATATTCGCAATATCCTTGAACAACTGGAAGATAGACGACAATTCAGTTTTGAATTATCATCAAGACCTCAACCTATGCCAAACGGTGGAAGCAAAGAAGTGTCTTGTTACATTCTCACCAAAAAGGATTGCCTTCTTCTCGCAAGTGGTTATGATGCAAACTTACGAGCCAAAATTATTAATCGTTGGGAAGAACTTGAAGAAAACAAGCGTGAGCTTTCCCGTAAAAGGGAGAAATCTTTGTTAAGTAAAATCTAAATTTATAATATGAAAACAAATCAAATTTTTCAATATAATGGAAGCCCTATCACTTTTTATAAAGATGATAATGTAATGGTAAATGCAACAGAAATGGCAAAGCCGTTTGGTAAATTAGTAGGGGATTGGCTTAGATTGAAAGCTACTACCGAGTTCACAGAAGCACTTTCAGCCGATATGCATATTCCCATATCGGCACTAATTCAAGTAGTTAAAGGTGGTAATAGCGAACAAGGCACATGGCTTCACGAAGATGTAGCATTGGAATTTGCCCGTTGGTTATCTCCATCATTTGCTATATGGTGTAATAAGCGTATCAAAGAGTTACTTCAATATGGCATGACCGCCATGCAGCCAACTTTGGAGCAAATGATAAACAATCCCGACCTTGTTATCAGTCTTGCAACACAATTAAAGAACGAGCGAGAAGAGAAGCAACGTCTTGAACAACAGAACGCATTGCAAGAAGAGCAGTTGCTTCAAGCCGCTCCGAAGGTCAGCTATTATGATAACCACTTGCAGAGTGTAAACACCCAGACGAGCACACAAGTCGCCAAGCAGATAGGAATGGATGCCGAAAAGCTGCATAAGAAGCTGAAAGAAATCGGAGTCATCTACCGACAAAGCGGACAATGGTTATTGCATACTCCTTATTCTACTTGGGGACTACACTCTACACGTACACAGACGTACACACGTTCGGATGGCTCGATAGGAACAAATGTTTATACTGTATGGACTACGAAAGGTGTACGTTTTATCATCGCATTATGCGAAAGCGGTTGGGACGTAAAGAAAGCCATAAAGCTGATTAAGGGTGAATTAATACCAGTAGCATAGCGTTCACTATTTATTTCTCTGAAAATTCAGAAGAATCGAGTTTTTGACAATATACTGTAATAAGCAAATTTTAAATCGTCATTTTTCGGTAAAGTTAATGGAATAAACATAGTGGGCAGCAGAAACAGATGGTGCGCTATACAGAAACGATTCTACTAAACAATTCGTAAAAAACTTAATTACAGAGGAAAAACTAAAAGAACGTAATTCCGTTCTTATACAATCAAGAGGTAATTTGCGATTCTTTTCAATACATAACAAATAAATTGGGCTGACTTTGGAGCCAGCCCTACTCATTCATGATTTTATTACTAACTATGTTCACCTAATTTAGTTTGTATTTTTTTTTAAGCTGTTTAGCGTAAGCCTTGGTAGCAGCATAAACTCTACATAGATGGTATAACTTTTCATCAAATGATTTATTATTCCATTTGGAGTCTTCACTTTCAATATCAGCTACTTTCATCAATGAAGAATCATTTTTTTGTATTTCTCTAAGAAATCCCATAGTCGAACTATCATCTTCTTTTAAATATATATATTCAAACACATTTGAAGTTTTTCCTCCAAGTTCATTTTTCCCTTTGACAGATAGTTTTATTACACATAATGAATCTGTATAATACTCTGTACTGGTATTTAATATATCAACATCGTTTCCTACGCTGGAAAACGTATCACTAATTTCAGTTTTAAGCATTTTATATGCTTCTTCTTCAAATGGCGTTTTTGTATTACTACTGCAACTAATAATAAAATATGATATGAACAGTAAAAGTAAAATGTTTTTCATTATTCCATTTCTTTTAAAATTTCACGAACTTCAATAGCTTTCATTCTTTCTATTTTTTCTTTTTCTCTCCGAATAAGGTCATTTATAAATAGACTTACGTTTGGTTGTAGATTTATAAACTCTACCAAGTCTAAATCAAATCTGATAGCCCGAACCTTACTTTTACTCGCAGGTTTTGTTCGATGATACACTCTTTTAGCTTTTTGTTCCTTTTCTATCATATATCTAAATATTTTACACCAAAATAAAAACCTACCACCACCACAAAAAGTACGTATAGTGGTAATAGACATGGCCCTCCGAAAACACTAAAGCAGATCAGAAGAATCACTACTATCCAAACTAAAACTCCTAACATATAATAACCTCTTTTATAATTAAATGCAAAAGTATTAATAAATAAAATTATGGCAAATGATATTTTTTATGTTTTTCAACATACACGTGGAAGCAAGTTAGGGGTTGAGTATAATAATCTACTAAAAAATGCTTTTATGGCATTATTTTCTATGATTATATAGAAAATACAATTATATTTGCGTTGAAATAAGATTAAAGTATAAGGCCATAGAGCTTGTTGTGGAGACTAAATATCTCTGCGGCAAGCTCTTTTTTAATATATGTATATGAACGAACCGTATTCTATTTTGATGCAGAAAACTACCGAGAATGCTCCAGTCAAAGACAGCTTGGCGCATTTTGGAATTGTGTGCACAGAATTTCCGTTCAAGCCGGGTGGGGAAACGAAAGATTTACCCAAACGGGATTGGCCGGATGAAGACGGTGAAGATACTTACATACCCGATAAGCTGCTATTAAAGGCATACGACTTGGAAGCCGAGATGTGCTATAAGGGAGATTTGGGTACTGCATACGATAAAATTATGGCCTTTCAAAACTATCTCACGGGAGAAAATGGTGACGGTGCCACCTTGAAAATATATAACTCGCACACGGGTATCGGGCGGCAAGGACTTTACTTACTGGAGGTTGGAGATTTTGAATTTAATAAGTCCAATATGGATGAAGTCTTGACCTTCCCGGTAAAATTCAGAGTAACTGATCCTCGAACTCAAATAATCCCCTCGTATAGTGTTGCGGAACCGACAAAGATAGTTGCATTGGTTGAAAAAGTATAGCTGTATGGCATGGAAGGTTTATGATAAAACTGGCAATACGGTACGTTGTACACTGAAAGGTTTGGAGTATAATGGTACATGGATGGGTGCATGTTTTGTGACAAGCACTCTGAAAAGTGCCGTACCCATTCTTTTTGAGATAGGTGACTATGTTATGTACCGTGGTGAGAAGTTTGAGATAAACTATGATCCTACGGCATTAAAAAAGGCGGCAAGAAAAACTTCGGGAGAAGCGTTTGTCTATGATAACGTAAAGTTCAACTGGCCGGGAGATGAATTGACGCGATGTGATTTTCTTGATTATGTGAAAAGTGATAATCAGATACACTTCACTTCTTTGCCTAAGTTCAGTTTCTTCGCTTCGTCTATACAAGATTTGGCAGACCGTGTTCAAGTAAATCTTGACCGTATATATACCGGAGCACAAAAATGGACGGTTGCCGTACACCCTGAATATGTGAGCACTACCAATGTAAACATTGATGTGAACAATATAAAGGTATGGGGTGCATTGGAGTTGTTCAATTCAAAATTTGGTGCGAACTTTGTTATTCGTGGCCGAACAATAACAATCGGTACTGCCGGTATTGCTGTGGGCAATATTTTCAAGTATGGACGTGGAAACGGTTTGTACGAAATTCAACGTACAGCCGATGCGGATCAACAGATTATTACGCGATTGCGTGCATACGGTAGTACAAGAAATATGCCTAACCGGTATTATAATAAGCTCTCAAACAGTTCTCTTACCAATTATTTGCCGAATAACATGGCCGTGGAAAATCTGATGTTACCTGATTTTCCTAAGACAACGCTTGATCCATATATTGACAGTAAGAATATTGCTGTGCTTGGCATTCGGGAAGGGAGTGTTTATTTTGACGGTACCGGTGGTTTGGAGGAAATATGTCCTTCAATGGAAGGTATGACCGCCGAACAGTTGAAAGATGCAGGTATTTATGTATCATTGGATGCCGGGGATAATGGCAATCTTGACGAAGTGGCTGATGCCGAACAACTGACAGATGATGGTACAATGGATAGCCTGAAGGAAGGTGAAGATGTCCCACCTTTTACAATAACGCTAAAAGATGTTGGTTTCAATATAAACGATTACCTGACTTCTGAAACAGCCACCATTAGCATGAAAAACGGCATGTGTGGTGGCCGGGATTTTGAAATAACCAAATGTGAGAAGAAGGGCAATAAATATGTGCTGACTTGTAACCGTGTATATGATGAAAGTCTGAAATTATATTTCCCATACAAGGATTACAATATAAAGTCCGGTGACAAGTTTGTCCTGCTTTATATTGATATGCCGGACGTTTATATTCAGGCCGCTTCACAACGGTTGCTTGCTACCGCGAAAAAATATCTTGCAAAGAATGACTATGTGCGCTATTCGTATGAACCGAAGGTGGATGATATTTTCATGGCACGCCAACATGATGAGGCTGTTGCAAGGGGGGAAGCAAGCATACATGATACTTTGAAAGAAGGGGACTTGATGCTATTCACTGATAGCGATCTTGGTATTGAAGGCAGCATCATTATTGATACCCTTATTATCAAAGAGGGAGAAGATATGATACCGAAGTACACTATGACACTTCGGGAGGAAAAGGCTGTTGGATCGCTTGAAAAAATCCAAAATCAGATAGACTCTATTGCAGGTGGTGGGCAGGGAACCGGTGGCTTGAATACCCAACAGATACAGTCTATCATCCGTTCACTGGGCAATCAGCTTTTTCTTTCGCGCACCCACAATGATACGGCAGCTGGGCTTATCGGCTTCTTAGCCGGTGCTATCTTTGGTGCAAGCGGTTTTGCAGAGGGTTTGACCGGCTTTGGGGCGAAAATAGACAGCATGGGACGTGGGTATATGGAAAGCCTCACGTTACGCAGGTTTTTAGAGGTGCCGGAATTGCGTTTTAACCGTGCTGAAATTGTGCTTGGTGACAAATGGCGTTCTCCCGGTGCTGGAATTATAGAGAGTGTTGAGCCTGATTATGATGCTGATGGTAACTTGCTACGTTCCGGGACAATAAGTTTGAAATTACAAGACGGTGAAATAGGTGCTGTGGCTGTGGATGATATTTGCATGGGGTATTTCCATGACTATGAAACGCCGGGGAATAATGCGGTATCTGATATAGATGATAGCCGTGGCAACCGTATGTTTGCCGGTTTCTGTACAATCTATTTTCGTATTACAGAAATATTGGATGCCGGAACAAACAAAAGGTTTCGCTATGTGCTTCGTGGTGTTTCTGATCGTTGGCAATATTCTTTCCATCCGTGTGAGGCTTTGCATTTTGTCGCTTATGGCAACTTTACAAACAAGGAACGCCAGACTTCCGCTTATGAGACGAGGACATACCGCCGTTTCTTGGTAGGGGTAAATGACTGGGAGTTTACAAAGAGTATGGTTGCAATGCAGGATGGGGATTTGAGCAATCTCAACATCTTCGGGTTGGATATGACCGGTTATTCTGCTTATCTGAATAACATTTATATGACCGGCACAATCGAACAGTTACAGATAGATGCACCGGTACGCATTGAGATTGATACGCAAGGTGACAATTTTCTTGCTTATGGTGAATCAATGGAAATTACTTGCAAGGTCTTTAAAGGTTGGGAGGATATTACAGACACAGTTAGACAATGGGCTATCCGAAGGGATAGTGGAGATACCGCCGATGATGAAGCTTGGAATATCAAGCATAAGGATTTCAACGGTTCAATAACGATACATAACACAAAGGAAATTAGTGATTTAGGAAATAATTCAGTAACAGTGGTAAGTACCTTGTTTACCATAACGGCAACAAATGATACTGCATCAGTAGAAGCAATTGTGACGATATGATAGAGAGTGAAAAGAAAAGAATCAGAAAAGAGTTTCAACCGCTTACGATTGCAGTAAGCTTGAAGATAATGACACCGAACAGTCCGGCCAATCAGGTCTATAATCCGGTGGCAAATGAATATGATCCTGACCGTGGGGTTACTCCACTGGTGATTTTACCGGAAGTCATAGCGAATGCCGCTGACGGTAGCTGGGATATGCCTTATGTTAATTCTTTGTTGGCAGAAATGAACTGGTTTGCTAATGGAGAGAATATTTCTGCAATCAGTTCATGGAATGGGAAGTACAGTATAGATACGGTTGGAGATACACGCGGTGCCATTACCATAAGCAGAAATGTGGCTCCGGGTGAAAGTTTTGAGTTGTATTTTGAAGGTCTGATAGCTGATACCCGGCTTGGGGTGAATATTCCCGTTAAGACTGACTCTATCATGTTGACAACGGTAGATAAGAGTGAAGATACCTACGGTTTGTCTATTGGGGATAGTCAGATAATCCAGTACAATCCATTTCTTGACAAGCTTTTGTTGTATGATTACAAGGTAGCCAACAATTTGATTTCCGCATCTACGGCCAATAGGAATGCAGCTTTGGATGAAAATTCATACGAGCGCACCATTCCACTTATGGTAACAAAGGGAGTGAATAAAATAACTACCGGATATACAATTGAACTTTATCAGGTGAACAGCATATCAAGTCAAACAATGCTGACTACCGCAAACCATGAAATAGTGGCTTTGTCCTTAACCAGCCTGATAATGGACTTGCGTTTGGTCGAGAAGGGGGATTACTTGCTGTTGGTGAAGGTTGGTGGAAAGGAGGTTGCAAGACAGCAATTCTCCGTCAATCGTGTTTATCCAAAATTTACGTGCATACCGGCAAGTCAGGCTTCCATCAATCCTGATGAAATCCTGCATAGGAATATAGCTATGGTACAGTGGAATGGAGAAATTGTGCCGATACCGGCACCGATTATCCGCATGGTATGGTTTACGGACAGTGCAAATAAGACCGGGGTACAATGGCAGGAGGGGGAAAAAACTGTGATAATGTTGGATGGAACCGGTATTGGTGAAACTTATCTTGACGATTGGTTGGACGTGTACATTAAGGCCGAGCAAAAAAAGGCTTTCTCTGTATTGACTGATGGGACAAATGAATATACGGACAGTAACGGGAACATATATATAAATAATTGATATGAGGTATGTTGTAGCAAATAAGGAAAAGGCTTTGGATGCCGGGGTTCTGTTGTTGGGGCACTTGGTAAAGGGAGAATCCATCATCTTGAATGAAAAGGAGGTAATGTGCCTGCCTTCTCTTGATGGAGAACTGGAAGATAGAATACTGTTGTTGGACGGTATCGTTTATACTAATACAAGCATGAATCAAATTATATCAGAAGGAGGTTGGGAATATGGCAGAAAATTATAGTGCCCAAAATAGCATCACGATTAAACGTCTTCGTTCCAATGACAGCCTGATGCTGACTTTTGAAAATAATGGCATTCCATTGTTTCAGGCCGTAGATGAAGAAAGTGGGGCTGTCTCTCCTGATTGGAGTATAGCTGCGAATCAGCCGGTACGGACACCCAAAGTAACTTCGGCACGTGGGTTGGCGGTCAGTTTGTCTGGTCATAGTTGGGCTTACAATGGAGTGGCTTTAAATTTTAACGGTGCGGAAAGTGGAGGTTGGAAAAAAGACAGTACGGGCAAATTCTCTTTGAATACCAGTACCGGTGCCATTAAAATTGTCGGAAACTTGGCAAGCAAAACGAATATTGCAGGAGATACATTGACTTATTCATGTGTCGCTTCTACGGCAGGTGTTGAGTATAATTTGACCGGGGAACTGCCTATTGCCATTCAGAATATGGGAGCCAGCTCTTACTATCTTGCTATTCTTGCAAGTACCGAACAGTTAACAAGCAAAGTAACAAGTTGTACTCTGACTACCAAGCTGTATGCCGGTGCCAATGCCATTACCGATTACTATATAAAATGGTATAAGGACACGGCGGCTTGGACTGATAAGAACGGACAGAAAAGTGTAACTGTTACCCGTGGTGATGTGGACGGTACCCAGTTATTCATAGCAGAAGTTTATCAGTCTTCAAGTGCTTCACAACCGATAGCACGTGCCGGGGTACGTATCATTGATACGGCAGATGAATTTCAAATTGTATGTTATATAACTTCTTCCAACAAAGAGGTTGATACCGGACAACCCGTTACAGTAAGTGCCAAGATTGTAAATATGACTACGGGGTCAACTTATACTCCTACTTCCGCATCGTGGACTATGGATGTGATGGATAAGGAAAACTGGAAGAGTTTGAAACATTCTACAACAAATTCTATATCTGTAACAACAACGGAAACTGACAGAAACGGGACTCAATATGATGTTGATGTTTTGGCAGAATGTCATTTTAATTAACATAAAAACAAAATAATATTATGGCAACTAAAGGATTAGGAAATGAAACATTGGTGACCTCCATTCTGCGTTCCAATACAGTATTGGTGGAAGTTGGTGGTAGTGTCAGACGCATTACCGTGGAAAACTTCATGAATGCTATTAATAATGGTGACGAACAAATGTTGAGGCAGGTGGCTTGGGGGATTCCAATCAAACAATCAACCCAAAGTAGCACGAACTATGGTGTGATAGGTAATACAGCCGCATGGACAGAATACAAGTTGTATTGTGGCCGTTATCTCGTAACGAATGATGGAAGGGCTGCTAAAATGTCCCCTACCAATAGTGCGGTGTTTGCTGATGGTACTGCGGTGGATGAAACCAAAGGGCATGTGATGTGGATAGGGCCACGTTTGTATTATCGTGTACAGACTGACAGTGTAAGTGGTGTACCAGTCTTATGGCTCTCGATGCTACCTATTGGCGGTGAGTTTATTGGTGGGGCAAATGGTGGAATGTATAACTGTATCGGTGCATACAAAGGCTCCATGTCAGGTAGCGCACTTGTTTCACGTTCAGGAGTTGCACCGGCAGGCAGCAAGACAATCAACGCATTTTGGAATGCTGCACAAGTGAACGGTAAGGAATGGGGACTGACCGATTACGATCAGAGAAAGCTTATTATGATGTTGGGGCTGTCCCAGTACGGAGATACCAATATTCAAGCCAAACTTGGTTATGGTGTGGGTGGTAGCTCCAGTAAAGACTTGTGGGCTGCTGCGGCAGCATTGCAAACTGGCGCAACAAAGAGTCTCGGTGACAATTGGGGCAAAATAGCTATTTCTGTGGTGAATGGAAGTAATACTGGAGTGGATTGTTCACGGGTGAACATGATGGGTATAGAAGATCCTTATGGGTGGCAGTGGGAATTTCTGCAAGGAGTATTTTGCGGTAGTTCCAACAATAGTGCTCAAAGTGGAACGGAAATTTTCATTTACAAAGGAAACCGTTTACCGACTACTGCTGAATTAGCTGCGCATCCAAATGGTGAATACAGACAAGCTACCCGTCAGACAGCTTCCGGTCAAGTGCAGGAAATAATTCTTGGGGAGCATTTTGATATTTTCCCGAAAAAGATTGGTGGAAACAGCACTTCTTATTGGGCTGATTATTCATGGGCAAACACTACTGGGCAGCTGGTTCTTTGGGGCGGTAGTGCGTATCTCGGTGCG